TCATCACTACATATCAAAACCATTGCATTATCGTCAAAGTTCTCCAGAGCCTTACGATAATAATCAAAGGTAGGAACTGGATGCAGATGCTCTCTTCCTACATTATCTCCGCGACGAACATGAAGGAAGATGACATTATTAAACTGATCTATAAAGTCTTCACAAGGAACTCGAATGTCATCAATGAATTCAAAGTCTTCACGGATTTCATCTTCAATATGCTTGAAGTATTTTTCCGACTGAAGATAACCATCAAGGTTTGTGTTGTCAGAAAAAGTTTCAAACAAATCCTCATCGAAATGAAAATGTGCCTCATCTCTTGTGGGATAAGGCACTTCACCAATGTTCTTAAGATGCTTCAGTTTGAATGGATGGTGAATTCCATAGTTAGCAGATCGAGTACCATCCTCAGGAATGCACCATTCATATCCATGTTTAGCAGCAATGCCACGTAGAGCAGCATATTGAAAGAGTTGATTTCCAAATCTTCCATTAATACCTAATCGATTATAACCAATCATAACTCAATCCAGAATACTTCTTCGTTGGGGATACCAAAGATAATTCTATCATCACATTGAGGTTTTACATAGTCCTCAACAACATAAACTTTATATCCATGATTTAAAAGGTTCAAGCACAGACGATATTGCTGACTCTCAGTAATGATATCTGTTCCTTCTTTATAGGAAACATAATGAAATGCAAAAGGAAGATTCCTTTCGTTCTTCTTCATGAAATAGTTCGTGAGGAAGATTGCGTGTTCATCATTAAAATTATCAGTTGTATATCCAAGGTTATAGACAAGACCCATTTTCTTAGCGAAAGCTGCGAACGAGCGATTGTCTCTTGGCAGACATGGACCACCATATCCATAACCATACTTAAGGAACTTTCTTCCTACTCGACTGTCATCACCAATAGCTCCAAGGACAGTATCAATTTCGTCTTCAAGGCCTGCGAGAGTCATGACTTCCCCAAGCATGTTTGCATAACTGATCTTAGTGGTAAGAAAGCAATTCGTTGCAAGTTTTACAATTTCCGCTGCTTTTGTAGACATGAAATTAATCTTTGGTTCAGTTACCTGAATTGCGTGATACATCTCGGACAATTTATCATACACATCATTATCGTAACCTCCAATCAGAACCATGTCAGCTCTTTGAAGATCTCGAACAATTGTTCCTTGTGCAATAAATTCTGGATTATAAAATATGTTGACTCCATATTCATCTAATGCATCTTGGAATAAATCACAGTCTCCTGGATTTGTGGTGCATCCAACGATCAGAGTTTTACCTTCAACAGAAAACTCTGTGGTTTGAAAATCTTTTACTACTTCCCATACAGCACTTACATCATAATCACCAGATGGAAGTGATGGTGTTGCTACAAGAGTAAAGATAAGATCACACTGTTTAATAACTTCTACGTTATCAACAACTGCCACAAAATTCTTAGCATCATCAAGAAGTTCTACTACTTGAGGCTCATTAGTGGTAATGACTCTATTGTTCAGACCGTCAACATAATCGTGGCGGCAATCAGAAACGATAACATCATAACCTGCTTTTTCAAGAAGAAGAGCAAGGCAGATACCAAGTCTGCCTGCTCCGATGACTCCAATTTTCATAGTTTAAATGTAGGGATGGGTTCCATTTTATGTTTGTTTTGGGAGTTGAATTTTTGAAGAACTTCAACACCAGGACCAGTTCCGTACTCCATTGCTTCTTCCAGTTGAACATATGAAGCTCCAAGTTGATCTTCATCCGTTCTACCATCATCCCACAGACCATCCGTAGGAGCAGCGTTAATAATACGTTCGTCTACGCCAAAGTGTTTACCAAGTTCCCATACTTCAGTCTTATACAGATCTGCGATAGGAGCAATATCAACTCCCCCGTCACCATATTTAGTATAGAATCCAACACCGTAATCTTCAACCTTATTTCCAGTACCAACCACAAGTCCACCAACAGTAGTGGCAACTTGATACAGAGTCACCATACGAAGACGTGAACGACTGTTAGCAAGAGCATGTGTATTGGCACCAAACTCGCGCATAGTAAATTCAAAAGTAGCAAATACTCTTGAAAGATCAAACTTTTGTACTACAACATTACTAAAGTTTGATTCAAGCCACTCAAGGTGAGCATCAGAAAGAGTTTCTTGTTCTTCCTTTTGATAGATTGGCATTCCCAGTGCGTACACAGGAAGACCAGTCTTAGCAGCAAGAGTTGATGACACTGCAGAGTCAATGCCCCCAGAGACACCAATAACAAATGCTTTAATATTAAATTGTTCAGCGTAATCTTTCAACCAAGAAACAATGCGTGTTTCAAGTTCAGAATAGTTTTCAATGCGGTTCATTGTTCAGCGTGTTTTTTCTCAATTTGTTCGTTAATCCATGCGTATGTTTTAGCAATACCCTCTTCGAGAGTCATGGAGTAGTCCCATCCTAACTTAGAACGAATAAGATCGTTGTTACTATTGCGACCACGGACACCCAGAGGAGCATCTAAAATGTATTCTTTATCAACATATTTCTCTGCAACCTTAGCCGCAGTATCTACAAGTTGATTGATAGTAACCATTTCTTCAGATCCAATATTTACTGGACCCATGAAATCACTTTCCATCATTCTGCGAGTCGCTTCGATGCATTCATCAATGTACAGGAAGGAACGAGTCTGTAAACCGTCTCCCCACACCTCGATTTTCCCGCCGGCAACTGGGAGGTAGGCCACCTTGCGACAGATCGCTGCGGGTGCTTTTTCTCTTCCACCTTCCCAGGTTCCTTCAGGACCAAAGATGTTGTGATAACGAGCAACCCGAACAGGAATCCCATGGTTACGATGATAAGCGAAAAACAGTCGCTCAGAGAAAAGTTTTTCCCATCCATATTCAGAGTCTGGTGCAGCGGGGTATGCGGATTCTTCACGACAATCTGGATTGTCAGCATCAAGTTGATTGTATTCTGGATACATGCAAGCAGAACCAGAATAGAAAATTTTAGTTACATTCTTACCATGACGCTCATTCATCTGACGTTGCATTTCAAGAACGTTCAGATTAATTGTGCAGGAGTTATGCATGATCTCTGCATCGTTTTCTCCAGTAAAAACAAATCCTGCACCACCCATATCAGCTGCAAACTGATAGATTTCATCAAACGGTTGAACATAACGATAAGGAACTGACTGATAGAAATTGCCAGCATCTCCTTTCCACTCCAAAACACGAGCAACGAAATCTACATCACGCAGATCTCCAACCACAAATTCATTTGCTTCTGTTTTAGAAAACTCAGGGAGTTTAAGATCCACGCCACGAACCCAATATCCTTCAGCTCGCAGTCTTTTTACCATGTGACTTCCAATGAAACCACCAGCACCAAGAACCAGTGCCTTCTTTACATATTGACCCATAAAAAGTTATTAGTTATTCTCAGTATATATCATACAAAAAAAGGGAGTTGTTGTCAAGTGCAGGGAATATGAATAACATCCTTAAGTTGTTCTCTTGAAAGTCTTGAAAGAGACGAGAATGTCGTCGCTTTTATAGAGAAAGAAAATCTATCCATTTGAGCCAGACTTGAAAGGGGCATTACTTTATGCTTAATACTAGAATCAAAAACTATAACTCTTCCGGGTTTAAAATCAACAACCTTATGAAAAGGAGAATCTTCACTATAAAATTTTATATCACCAGCCCACATATCGTCCCATTCAAGATTTGGATATATGAGAATTGTTACTCCATTTGAACTATTTGAAACATCAACATGAGCACTTGTTGCCGTTGATTTTGTATAGTGCCCAATATAATATTGTACTAAAAACAAATCTTGCCCCAATTCATTTGCAATTCTTCTCATATATGGCATTAATCCCGTTCTAATAAATTCTTCTTTAGATAAGTAACATGCAAATCTGGTAGTAAGATCTTTATCTTTAGAAAAACTACTACTTGCATGGGCACAAATATAATTGGAGTTACGGGTAAAAGCATACAAACTATAAACAAACTGATATGGAAATAGATTGTCCATTATTTTAATATCATTTTCAACAGAATTTTTAGAAAAAGGATTTATTCCTCTACCCAAAAGTTCTAACATAATATCATATATTTGTATGTAATAATCAGAATTTTTTGAGTTTAAAGATATAAGATTTGCTTTACAAATTTTTGTTATATCAGATAATGTTTGAAGATCCCAATTAAAATTTCCTCTTATAATATCATTTTCTCTATCATTTAACACACACATTTTATATACTAATTCTTCTGCATACTCTCCGATTTCACTTTTTATTAAGTCCCTATCATTTTCTATTGTTTGAACAGTGACATTAAAATAACATGTGCCGTAAATTGAATGGTATAATCCGGCATTACACAATTGTTCAGACTCATTTTGTTTTTTTAGTATTTCATATACTTCAATGCAATGGTTGATAAATTTTTCTGTTGCAATTGGAGATTGCTTTACCAATTCAATAAATCTTTTTGTCACATTCGTTATCTAATTTAATAAAGTATTTATAGCAAAAAAGGGAGTTGTTGTCAACTCCCCCTGTAACTCAGGCTCGCCACCAATTCTTTAACTGGAAATTGGAAACCAGGCGGGGTTTACCCCATCCGCACCACTTACTTTTAGGAAGTAAGAAACCATTAAATGGGTCTTTGACTCCACCACCTAGTTTGACTGAACTAGGAAAAGTTGGGATAACTTTGATATTTCGGAGATACCAAAGAATGCACATAAGAATAGTACATCCCAAAGTTTAAGTTTAATTGCAAAAGGTATTGTAAGTAAACCTCCAACACATTTTAACAACAAACCATTTTTAAAATCTCCCCATAACATGATTTGATAACCAGTAATAAGGAAAAAGTTTCCAAGATACCTTAAGATACTTGATTTAGACATAAGGGGTTTGCTCCCGACCAGTGCTGTTATAGACCATCCGTGTCTTCATCATCACGCACATAACAAGGTACACCTTCAGGATCAAGCCATTTGGTGTATTCAAAATCTTCCATAGCAGTTGCCAATTGCATTCCGTTATCACATAAGTACATGTCATGAAAACGCTTAGTCCAACTATCTGCTTTTTGAATTCGATAGTCAGGGAACCCATTATCTAGGGTTCCACATTCTACATAACGATAAGGAAATCGTTCAAGAATAATGTTCATGCTACTTCGACAGATTCAAGATCGTTATAGACATACTCCATGAGCATTTCATAATCATCCAAAGGATCACCAGAGAATACTACGCCTTCGCTTTCATAGTAACGACGAACCTTTTTATAAAGTTTCGGATTCTTTACATCAAGATAGAAATCGCCGCTAGCTGCGCCACGAAGAGTTTGAATATCTTTCTTGAATTTTGCTGTGAGAGTCATTGTTTTGAATGTTGACCTTGATATTATACTAGTTTGACAGGTGACCTGTCAAGTGCTCCTTGCGAGGATCGAACTCGCCTGTATCCGATTATGAGTCGGGTGCTTTCACCAGATAGCTAAAGAAGCAATAGGAGTGCTGGGAATTGAACCCAGACTACCCCGTTATAAGCAGGGCGCTCTAACCGATTAAGCTACACTCCCTTATGATCCTTCTTCGTGATCAATGTGGATGCGTATGACTTCATCATCCACTTTAGCATCTTCGAATATTTCCACAACTTCTTTGTAAGGAACAATAACGGCATTTCCATGCTCGCTTGTTATAATAAATGATTCTCCATTTTCTACTCTATCCAACAAAAAATCAAAGTCTGCTTGAAATTCTTCTACAGTGAATGATTGAAGTTCTTGTGTCATTTTCATAAGTAAGTTAATATCGGGGCGACAGGGATCGAACCTGTGACCTCTGGTTCCCAAAACCAGCATTCTACCGCTGAACTACGCCCCGCTGTCTTTCTTTGAATGTAAGGTCATTATACCCAAGATTGGAACCATTGTCAACAGATAACAAATGGTTCCAAGGAATATATCATTATTTAACAGAGTTACGATAAGGTGGATCATTTTTCTTTAAGGAGTTCTTCTATTCTGCGACGCATGTCTTCTGTTTCTTTTTGTTCTCGTTCGCAATGCCTATATCCACGATGACCCTTGAGGATCATTGTTCCTTGATAGAACATTGTACTCGCAAAAACTAATAGGAGTATACAACCAATTAGTTCAATGTGATTTTGAGCCATGGCAGTAAAGGTGGAATGATACCTATGAGTCTGAGGAGACCTTCAGCAAATAAAGCAAGAACGAACCAACCGACACACATAGAAATAATTGCAGCATTGCGGTTGTGTTTACGAATTGCATCATCGATCATCTCCTGTACTTCTGAACGACTGATAAACTCATCTTGTTCTTGAATCATTCTTCATCTCCAAGAAATTTTGCAAGAGGATCTTTTCGGGTTTTGACAATTTCACAAGCTCGATAATAAAACATATTGTCTGTGTTACCAGACTCTTCGAAAGTTGCCTTTATCTTCACCCAGTTTTCATAGATGCGTTGATCCATTGATTTGTAGTGATAATACTACTATATACTAATCACTATTATTCAAACGTCAAATATTGTGTTCATTGCGTAACACTGTTGAAGAAATTATTAAATTAGAAAAAATTTGTGTAGGTATCTTTGAATTCTAATTTTTGTCCGGTCATTCCGGAATGAACTTGAAAGTAATCTTCATATCCAAAGCACCCTATACGGAAGTAATCATTAGACCTATATTTTTTATCGTGAAATAATGCTTCTTCATAAAATTCTTTAGTACCACCAAAGGTTAAATTCATAAACTGATTAGATCTTTTTTTAATATCTTCCCAAAACGGAGTATCATATTTTGACCCATAACCATAATGCCAAGCAACAGATATTTCATAGTTATACATTTCTCTATAATATTGTTGGTTATATTTAATATAAGTTTCGTGTTTTTTATCTTCAATAAAATCACAAATAAGATTTGCAAAACGACGATAATAGTATAAAGATAATGCCTGCAATGGTTCCAAAAACATCAATCGATTTCCATTGTAAGAACAAAAACGATTTTGAATCATTTTTTTGCAATATTTTGGCTCCCAAGATATATGTTTTACATCTTGACAATCAATATTTTTTCTTGCATCTTCAACACTTGTAAATTTTGTATTAAACAAATACCCGTGTTTAATTATATTTCTATCAGGAAAAGGTAATCCAAATTGCCACCCATTCTCTGTAGCCAAATGGTGTGTATATGGTTGACTATCTTTACATTCTTTGGAATAAACAAATGCACTATTTACTGTCTCAAAAATTGGTTTTCTATACTCATCTCCTTTGTTCCATCCAGAACAACAGATTAAATGATCATAAAAAATATCATTAATAATAATTTTTTCTAAATTTAAATCAATATCATATTTTTCAATTTTAAAAGCACGATATTTTACACCATGTTTCTCTAAAATATCGTGGATAAATTTATTAAATATACCACTTTCAAAATGAAAAGCTATAGAATTGTTATTAAAGTAATGTCTAAAAATATTTCCTACTCCCCACCCATTAAATAATACACCATTTTTAAGAGACACGATATCTTCATTAATCAAATCTCCAATTAAAATATTCAAAGAAGATTTAATTAGTTCTCCAATGTGTGGAGTTGTTGATTCTCCTACGTTTAAATGTGGTTTATTTGGATCATAATATATTTCAACTTCGTGTCCTCTTTGAAGGCATACTAAAGCGTTAATTATTCCAGAAGTTCCTTTGCCTAAAATTGCAATTTTCATTTTCAATACTTGTAACGGAAGGGGTGGGATTCGAACCCACGGAGGCTTTCACCTCGCCGGTTTTCAAGACCGGAGCCATCAACCACTCGACCACCCTTCCAATATTTATCGAACGTCAAATTCTAATTTACGAACTTTACGTTGTCTTCTTGCTTCCTGAAAAGCAAGATCTTGAGACGAAAGAATACCAGATTGTTTTTTCTGGTTATTAGATTCTACCACAATTACTTGAGATAAGTCAATCGCAGAGATCTTGTCCTCTTTCACTGACATCTGATTTTGGCAACCGCAAACCTGTAGTTTGGATGTACCAATCAATTCTTTGTTGCAACACTTGCATCTGACTACTAACATGATCCAATTTACCTTTAACTTCTTCTAATTCTTCGTGAATGTCTTGGTGATGAAACCGCAAAGGGCCCTGAATAAGTTTACTGAACGTTTTCTTTTTCATTATTGCTGGCGCTTCTTTTGAGTTATTTATAATGGGCAATATCGGATTCGAACCAATGACCGTCTGCGTGTAAAGCAGCTGCGCTACCGCTGCGCCAATCGCCCTAGGCTGCCCCACTTGGACTCGAACCAAGAACCCCAGAGTTAACAGCTCCGTGCTCTGCCAATTGAGCTATGAGGCAATTTAGGAGCGGGTGACGAGGATCGAACTCGTGATTCCAACTTGGAAGGATGGCGTGTTACCGCTACACTACACCCGCTTGTAAGACAATTATAGAGTAGTTGAGTATAATTGTCAAGCGTCTCAGGAGGGACTCGAACCCCCGACCAACTGCTTAGAAGGCAGATGCTCTATTCCGACTGAGCTACTGAGACATGAGAGTATTCTATCAGTCCTTGGGGCAGTCGTCAACCCAAGGAGCACAAAGTCGCATTTCACCACCGAGTAGTTCTTGCGCTTTGCTACCGTCAGATGGTTTCTCAACCAACCTTGGTTTAGGCATTCTAACAGTTCCATCATCACCCGTCAAGCGTTCATACTCTGCGATGGCCGAGTCTACATCACGCTTAATTCTACGTTCTAACTTCGTAGGATCTTTAATAACAAACTCGTTAAGAATAGTTTGTGGGAAATATTTTCTTTGAACTTCGTCCAGTAAGTCCCAAAGTCCATTTTGAGATACTCCTGTGCATTGTGAGAGTGCTGCAATAATAGAAGATAATACAATTCCTATGATTGCATATTGTTTTATATCTGGTTTTTTATTGCCAAATTTAAAATTCATGTATTTGGAATATGAACAATTTGATTAATTTCTGGTAGATACAAATATTCCAATTCAGATCTTCTTAAAGTATTTAGCGCATCATCAATAGTCTCAACTATTGGATCTCCAGCAAGATTAAAAGATGTGTTGAATAAAATTGGCACATTAGTTCTTTTATAAAATTCTTCAATTAAATTATAGTAATGATAATTTTGTTCTTCGGTTACAGTTTGAATTCTGCAGGTATTATCTACATGAATAACAGAAGGAATAATATCTTTCACTCCAGGTAATGCATCAAAAGAATACATCATGTGTGGAGATTCTTTAATAAAAGACATATCAAACCATTTATGAGATTCTTCTAGTAATACAGAACAAGCAAATGGCCTAAAAGGCTCTCTTTTTTTAACTCTATTTACAATATCTTTTCCATTTGCAATTCTTGGATCAAATAATATGCTTCGGTTTCCTAAAGCTCTTGGACCAGATTCCGCTTTGCCTTGAAAAATAGATACTATATTTCCACCAATCAATAAATCAATTACATCAGAATAATTTACATTTTTAATCAACTGCTCATTGGGGGTAATTTGAAAATCATAACTAGGAAAATTTCCACACAAATATAAATTATCTGGTACAATTAATTTTTTTTGATGATTATTAATTGAGTATGCTTGACATACTCCAATACTATTTCCCTCATCTCCACACAGAGGATCTACATATAAATTAATTTCTTCTGGAAGGGTTTTTTTAATATAACTATTTGCAACAATATTTAAACTTACTCCTCCAGTAAGTATTAAATTTTTACACGAATGTTTTTTTAATAATTTTTGAATAAAATTTATTTCTATTTTTTCTAAAGTTTTTTGAGTCTCATAGGCAAAATCCAATAATATTTTTTCATTTTCTTCTACATCTGTTTTTAAAAAATTAAATTTGGCCACATTTATTTTATCGCCACAAAATAAATCAGATTTAAATGAATTTTTATCGGAGATTAAATTTGATAGAAATTTATTTTTTTCTCCATAAGAATGTAATCCCATCAATTTACCACAATCTTCTTCGTCATATCCAAAATGTTCGGCAACATGACTATAATAATGCCCAATGTCGTGAGTCTTATAATTTATTTCGTATTCAAAATCCGATTCTATTTTATAAGATAAATCAGCATCATTTGAAACGTGTTCAGTAAAGAGCAATACCTTTAAATTATCTGAATTAGTTTTAATTTTGGGTTCGGGTCGATATAATTTTTTACTTAACAATTTTAATCCATTTTTGCATGACGCATGAAAAACGGATGTTGTTTCATATGCCATTGTGCCATCACTCAAATTGTAATTCGATCCCCTCCCATCCCAAACAACAACTAATGCATCTTCAAAATTAGATGACGAAAATGCTTTGAATGCATGACACATATGATGTGGTTTATGATATCCATAATAATCCTTTATTTCAAATCCAAGATAACGAGCAACACTATCTACAGCATAATAAACGTCATTATTGTGGTTATACCCCGTTATAAGTAATAAATCTATTTCTGTAGTTATTTTTTTTATTTCCTGCAAACAATGTACGGGAATTCCCCCACATCTTTTTCTTTTAGATAATCTTTCTTCTTGATTAAAATATACTAAATTTCCACTATCAAAAAAACAGGCAGAACTTAGGTGCCCAATATTAACGCCAAGTAGTTTCATAATAGAAATGTATGTTTAGAAGGGGAGAATTGTTCTCCCCATATTTATTTTATTGTATTAAACTTCTACCTTAATCAGACGGGAAGCATAATCATATGCATAGGAGGTACGAGCACCATGATGCCCCCACCCGATCCAGCTGTACGCATAGTCCATGTAGCGGTCGATTGATTTGCCAGGAGTTTTCATCTTCTCCTCAATTCGTTGCCACTGAACCTCAGTCGTTAGATAACGAAGTTGCGTTTCAAGTGTTGATGGTGACCCACCAAACTTTCTAGCAAAATCACCCAATCCATAATAACGGTTGGCAGATGTCCATTGAATCAGTCCGTAACCACGTCCGCAGTTACTCCAACTGGTTCTGCTACCACCTTCACAAATGTTAGGAATAAAAGTAGATTCCTGACGAATATTGCCCATGATAGTAGCAAGGGCGTTTCTGTCTTTAATACCACGATCCTGGAAAAATGCCAGGGTAGCATTCTCTTGTTCATTACACCCTTTACAAATTAGCCTTTTTTCTTTTGGCTTCTCTGGAGCAACCTCCTTGGTCGCTGTCGTTTCAAACTCCTTAATGATTGAAAATGGCACCGGAGGTGCTGTCAAAGGAGGAAAGATCGGCATCGTGGCCACGTTGGTTGTAACCGATGCCAGAAGGGGCAGGGCTACAGTAAAGAAGTTTTGCACTAAGTTAAATTGAACTCTACATCCCAATAGAGAAAGCGCACTTCCCCCATCTCTGGGGGCAATCTCCTGGGCTCTAATTGTCACATCAATGACTCATAATAAAAAACCCACTCTTTAGAAGTGGGTTTTATGCATTATAAGTGATTATTTATTATTTGTCAAGAATGTCAATCTCTTGATCTCCAAATCCAGGGGGTCGCTCTAGCACCAGACACTGCAGGTAGTTGGGACCTTGAGGAATATGAATCCACTCAGCAAATTCTTCTGCAATTGCAACTGCATCAAACTGGCTTTGAATATCTCCTTCTGCAAGTTCATGAATACGATCAATACTCCACTCACGAGCATACTTGACTGGTTCAATCGTCTTTTCCATAGTAATCTTTCCGGAAGTACCTGCTGAGGATGTTGCTATTGTACCACGCTGGGCTTCCATCGTCAAGCGATTCTGTGAGTACGTTGTTTGCAAATAACTGGCGCGTTTCTTCGAAGTTTGTTTTGCCGCCTGTTTTATGTACTGATAGCATAGTTCGACTAAAATTTTCTCTGCCAAACTTGATAACGTCTTCTTTAAGTTCCGGACAAGACCCATAATACTTTTTCCAATCAGATTCAGATTTTACTTTTCGACTTTTACCTTTTGGTTTTCGAAATGACCAGAAGTATTTTCTTCCAATATATTTTCTACCATTTATCTTATTTTCAATCAGATAAACAAATCCAAAGTTGTCTTCAATGTTTTCGGAGCGAAAGACTTCCCCATTATAGTACCACGGATTCTCATAGTCAATATCTGTACTCATCAATCATATCAATGACTTCGTTCAGATATTTATGGGCAAGACCTTTCATGTCCATGTCAGGTCTTATGTGATCCATATAAAGTCTGTTCTTTAACTCTAATACGCGAGTTTTTATTTCTTCTTTAGAAATTTGATTTCTAGGCATAAAAAAAGAGGAGACTAATGCTCCTCTATGTATAAATTATTGTTTGAAATATTACAATTTGAAACCACTAAATGCATCTTTTTTCATATCTTGTTTGATACCACCGACAACATAACTTTCTACTTCTGTTTCCTGGGGAGCCACCTGGAGACCTTTAGAGGAAATCCAGTGCTGAGTCCAAGGAAGAGGATTGTTGTTTGCTGAAATATCGTATTGTGGTTTAAGTCCTATTGCTTTGAGTCTACGATTTGCAATCCACTCTACGTATTGCTGAAGAAGTTTATCGTTAAGTCCAATCATGCTGCCATCTTTGAACAGATAATCTGCCCATCTCTTTTCTTCATTTACAGCACGATCAAACATCGCATAAACCCACTCTTCTTCCTCTTTAGCAATTTGCTTCATCTCTGGATCATCACCATCACGCCACTTGTTCAGAATGTTTTGCGTGATTGCTAAATGTTGGTTTTCGTCTCTTGCGATAAGAGAGATGATTTTAGCGGATCCTTCCATAAGCTTAAGTTCACCAAAGGCGAAACTACAAGCAAAACTAACGTAGAACCGAATACCTTCAAGAATGTTAACGTTTGCGACTGCTCTGTACAACTTTCGTTTAACATCGTTGAGCGTTTCCTTAGCGTATGGAACTCCTTCAAGATTATGCATCCAAGTATTAGATGCACCATATCCTTGGGCGGAGTTGATGAAATCATCATATGATTCCGTGACACTAGCAGATCGTTCAAGAATTCGATCATCTTTGATGATTGTATCAAATACTTCAGATGGATCTGGGTAGATATTCTTGATGATATATGTGTATGAACGACTATGGATCATCTCCATAAATCCCCATACCTCCATACAAGCTTCCAGTTCTGGAAGCGAGCAATAAGGAATGAATGCCATACCAGGCCCACGACCTTGAACAGAATCAAGCATGATTTGATACTTCAAATTAGAAGTATAAATGTGCTTTTGCTCTGGACGAAGTGTTTGATAGTCTCCACGATCTTTTTGAAGAGATACCTCTTCTGGTCTCCAGAAGTATCCTAATTGTTGAGTTGTAAGTTTTTCAAATACTGGATATTTGTATGAATCATATCTTTGGATTCCAAGTGGTTTTCCAAAGAACATTGGTTGTTTTTTAGAATCAAAGTGATCAGTATTGAATACTGTCATTCCTTTGACTTGCATTTGTTTTTCTTGGTTAGAAGTAACTTTAAACTGCACAGGATTCACACTCTCCCTCCTCAACTTTACTTAACTCATTAATTAGATCTTCAAGATTGGGTTTCTTATCTTCAATTACCTCATCAGTTTTGATGTCGTAAGTGTTTTGGTAATAAGAAGTCTTCCACCCGTACTTGTATGTAGTCAAAAAGTCATTTGCCATGACCGAAGTAGGAACTTCATTATCAGGGTAATTCTCTGGATTGTAACTCCAGTTACCAGAAATAGCCTGATCGAAGAACTTTTGCATCATAGCAACAATTTTGATGTAACCTTCGTTACTCTTCATGTCCCACAACAAGGTATAGTTGTTCTTCAGAGTAGCATACTGTGGAACAATCTGCTTAAGAGGCCCTTTCTTGGACTTCTTAATGGACAGGAAGGCACGAGGAGGTTCAATTCCGTTGGTTGCGTTTGACACAACGGAACTGCTCTCCGATGGCATCTGTGCGGACAGTGTACTGTGTCTGAGACCGTTCTCCCGAATAGATACTCTAAGAGCTTCCCAGTCATGTTGGTACTTCGGGGTAACGATTTCGTCTACTTCTTTCTTGTAAGTATCAATGGGCAGTATTCCATCTGCATACTTGGTGCGACCAAAGTTTTCACAATAGCCTTTCTCCTTGGCGAGTTGATTTGATGCTTTGAGAAGGTAATACTGGAACGATTCTGAGAGTCCATGAACGGCATCCCATGCCCCCTGAGACTCATAATTGAATCCTAACTTAGCGAGATAGTGTGCAAGACCGATAAAACCGATTCCAAGCGATCTCCGTGCCTTTGTGGCTAACTCTGCAGATACTACTGGATACTTCTGATAATCAATCAATTCATCCAGACCGCGAACAGAAAGATCACAGAGTTCTTCCAGTTCTTCATCCGACTTCACTTTACCTACATTAATTGCCGACAAAATGCACAATGCAATCTCGCCATTTTCGTCATCGATATGTTGGATGGGATATGTTGGCAGAGTAATTTCCTGACACAGATTGCTCATCTCAATCTTATCCTTGAAGGATGAATGAGAATTGCAGTGGTCAATATTCATAATGTAGACACGACCCGTCTCTGCACGTTCTTTAAGGAGATCAAGAATAAGTTCCTGTGCTTTAACAGTCTTCTTTGGAATGGTTGGATCGTTCTCATATTGTACATAGAGATCATCAAACTCAGGGAGTCCAAAGCTAGAATACAATCTAGGTACATTGTGTGGGGAGAACAACGTGATCTCACCGTCTTGAATAAATCGCTCATAGAATAATTTGCTAATCTGAATTGAATAATCAAGTTTACGGACACGATTATCTTCCGTACCCTTGTTGTTTTTAAGAACAAGAATATCTTCTATTTCTTGGTGCCAGATGGGGAAGTGGACTGTTGCAGATCCACCTCGGATGCCATTTTGAGTGCAGCATCTGACAGTTGCCTCAAACTTTTTGAGAAAAGGTACAACACCTGTGTGTTGAACTTCACCACCTCGGATCTTAGAATTGATGCCCCGGATTCGACCTGCGTTGATACCAATTCCTGCTCTTTGAGCAACATAGCGACCAATTGCCATATCAGAGCTGAAGATGCTATCAAGGGTGTCATCAACGTCAACAAGAACGCAACTTGCAAATTGGCGAAGTGAGGTTCTAACACCTGCCATGATTGGCGTAGGAATGTTGATTTTGTGCTTCGAGATTGCGTCATAGTACCTCTTAACGTATGACATTCTGGTTTCTTTTGGATACTCTGCAAAGATAGTCAGAGCAATCATCATGTACATAAACTGGGGAGTTTCATAGACTCCTCCGCTGCTGCGGTCTTGCACAAGGTACTTATCAACAACCTGTCGCAGACCGGCATAAGTGAACAAGAAATCACGAGAATGATCGATAAACGAATCAGCCTTAGCAATTTCTTCTTGCGAATATTTGTTGTAGATATCATGGTCATAAACTTCTGCAGACACACAATCGATAATGTGCTGTTCCAAAGTAGGAAGTTCTTTCATCTTCCCATAAAGTTGTTTACGCACAGAAAACAGAAGAAGACGAGCAGCAACATATTGATAGTTAGGATGCTCAAGATCAATCAGATCGCTTGCACTACGAATCAAAATTTCTTGAATCTCAGCAGTGGAGATTCCATTATAAAATTGAATACCCGATGTCATCTCCACTTGACTCGCAGAGACCCCTGCAAGACCGCTACATGCCTCTTCAACCATCAAGTGCATCTTATCTAGATCAAGAGACTCAATTGACCCATTTCTCTTGACAACTTTTGTTCCATTACTCATATTTTCTTCCAGGTTGTAAATTTAAGTTTTGCTTCTAAACCAGAATAAGTATTTGATTCTATCACAGACTGAACATCATGTCCAGCAAGAACCATATCATTAATGTCCTTTTCTCTTATGCCCAGTGGCCAGATGACAACTCTTTCTCCTCGTTCAATGGTGCGGGAGATGCGGGATACAATTTCTGAATTTCGTGGTTCGTTATCGTAGATCCACACAGGATTGCTAATGCCCCACTTACTAAGATCACCGTCAGCTCCGCACAGAGCAATCGCATTTGAAATGAATGTTGAGTCAAATGGTCCTTCGGTAACATAAACTGTTTTCTCCTTGTTGAGTTCATCGAGTCCATAAATTTTAGGAGCGTCATCAAAAAGCATCACGGTGATGTATTTATTTCGAGATGGACCCAACGCTCTTCCCTGAAAACCGACTAGATCTTTCTGATAGTACAAAGGAATTATGATTCTAGGCTCTTCCAAATCTGTGCTTGCAAATGTCTGCTTAAGCGAGTTAGCAAACTGCTTAAACTTTTCTGCAAAGTAAAACTTTTTTGGGTCGAGTTTACGCTTCTCAAGATAGGTTCTACCACGCTCCACTTCAGAGCATAAAGGGAGAACAATCTTGGTTTTGAATACAGGTTTCTCAAAAACGAAATCGGGTTCATCAGTAATAAAGTTTCTTCCAGTATGTCCCTCTTTAAACTTTTCAAACGTATATTGTTTATACGTTGTAGAGTCTAACTGCTTCAAAAAATTATTGAAAGAAACATTGACTCCACAGTTGTGACACTTGAAGTTTGTATTGTTCTTGACTTGATACAGATATCCTCTGGATTTACTCTTGTTCTTCTTCGAGTCTCCACAAATCGGACATCTGAAATTATAAAGATTATTTTTTACTCTTTTAAAATTTACCAGTCTTGCAGAAATCAAATTGATGTATTTAACATCAACATAATCCATAATCAAACTCTATAATTTCGCTGCTCCATTATAGGACCATGACTGCCTGGTGTCAAGAACTGAACAACCTTTGTGTTCATTAAAAATGTCAGACAAGCAATTGCTCCAATAGCCATCCAGACACGTTTTTCGATCAGCGATACTCTTGACACAATACCGTCATAATCGCTGTCAACCTTATCACGGAGTTTGTCAATTTTTGCAAAGAGTATACTGTCGGTTTCTTCTTGCTTGGCAATTCGTTCTTCATGTACTGCGAGCATCTTACTCACATTACTATTTACTTCACTAAGTTTTTCAATAGCATTGTCAATCTTGACAATAATATCTTTTAAATCTTCTAGTTTTTGTTCTAGAATTGCGACTCTAATTTCTTCGGCCATGGTGAGAATTTTTTGCTCCTATGTCTCAACAAATGGCATTATATAGATCGATATTATTTATCCTTTTTCCACCTTTTACGAGACCCTGGACCCATTTTAATATATTTCTTTTTGAATTTCATGACAGGATCAAAACCCGCTGCAGGTCCTTTTGGATCTGCAGAACCAGTGAATCCTCCAGTTCCTGCAACCATTTGTTCTCTAATGAGTTGAATGATTTTATCAAGATTAGCCATTTTTGCAAAGGTTTTGAAGTTCTGATAGACAGGTTATATCGACAGGAACATCATGCACATAACACTTTGGAGTCTCAGGAAGTTTATTTAAAAAGATAATAAACGTCTTGATAGTTGACCAAAGATCCTTTTCAATCTTAAAGAATAACATAGGAGTAGCAGCATCCCCAAAGATATTATAAAGAATAATAAAATGATTCAGAAGCAAATGTGCTTTCAATTCGCCAGAATTTTTATACTTCTTAAGTAATCTTTTGATGTACTTAAAATGCTGAAGATCTTTATCAAAATCTTCTTTGGTTACCGCTTGAGGATTTTCATAATGTTTAATCGCAAACAGAAGAAAATTCTCCTCCGTCAATTCACTAAAGATCATATCATACTAATGGATTACCATCATAAATTGGAGTATTGCCTGTAGAAATACCAGACATTGCAACCAGGGTCTCAGTCTTAACTCTCAGATTTCCTTGGTTATCATTGTAAGTAGTAACACCAACCCAACCAGCGTGTGTCAGTTGATACGAAGTACCTTGTGCTGCTGCTGCACCTGCTGCTTCTACGCCATAAACATATGGTTCGTAGTTAGTGTGAGTTTGGCTATACTGACTATCCTGAGTTACATACTTAGGAAGTTGACTGATTTGGAAATCGGTGCTAGCAATCGCGGCTCCACTTAAACCAGCAGTTGAAGCAATCGAAAGTTGTGTGGTGCTTGCAATGCCTACGATTACAGCATCGCCAAAATAGGTTCCACCAACAACACCAAAGCGAATTACATCTCCAGTAGCCGCAGCCCCAACCTGACCGAAAGTTGTTCCACTGCCAGTAACGACAAGAGTCGAATAGTTAAGAGATACTGTACCACCTGACCCTTTGTTATCAAGATTTCCCCAGAGTGCCATGTTCTTTCCCGTAAAAAATTTTGCTAGAAATATTTATAAAAAAGGGAGACCATACTTTTGGTCTCCCCTTCAATTAAATTTAAGGTTTATCAAGGAGTTAAATCCTTAGCACCTTTTGATTTTAATTGTGCTTGAACCTGTAAAAGAATTAACGAAAGAAGTCCGTTTGCTTTTACCTTTGGGTTTGCTCCCAGTGCTTCTGAAACTGCAAACAGAACGGTTGCAAGCAGAGCCTGGTTAGCAAGACACCATGCGACGAGTGCAGACATAATAATCTCCGTGTGGAATTATCCTGGACTATTTAGAAAATCAATCTCTTGGAGATGAATGTAAATAATCGGAGGTTCTTTTAACGTAAGCATTAGATGCTTTTTGTGCTGCTGATTTCTGTGCCGCAGTTGCCTTTGGTTTCTTTGTTTTTCCAGTCATCAGAGCACCTTTGCCATACTTATCTTCGACGGATGCTCTTACAATGTCCAAAGCACTTTGCTTCTCAGCAATCTGTTCACCTTCTGGTTCATAAGAAGCACTGATTCCAGTTACACCAGATTTTACTGCTCTCTGCTTCTGTTGCAGGAGTTGCAGCATTCTTTGCTGTTGTTGCTTTTCAACTTTTTTTTCAGCAGGATCTTGAGCGTCTTCCTCAGCTAACTTCTTCGCTTGCTTCGTAGCAGTAGCGTACATGACTTCTTTACCACGACCAGGGTATCTCTTTTCAAAATCACCTGCACTTTTCTTCATTGACTTAACAATTTGCTCTTTCTTCTTTGTTTCTGCAGGAGTCAGAGTCTTTTCATTCAATTCAAATTCTTCATTCTTAGCTTTGTTTCTAAGATTCTCTGCAGATTTATCAAGAACTTTACTCATTTTACCCATTTTATATCTGTTTAAACCTGAGGCTTCACCAGTCTCTCTAGCATCACTCATAGCAGCAGTTCTCAGTTTTTTATATCTATCATACATACGTCCATGCTTTTCACGATCAATCTCTTTATAACCTTCTTCAATCTCATACTCAACTTCTTCATTGTGTGAAGGAGACTGACCGATTCTATCAAATCTTTCTTTTTCTTTCTGTCTAGTAATTGCACTTACGATGTTAGAAGATTTCTTTTGTGCCTCTTCTTTTTTCTTTCCCTTTGAGGATAATGAAGTACGAGCAAGATTTCCTGCACGGCGATACATTGCAGACTCTTTTTCTCTACCAATTGGTTTGTAACCCTCTTCAATCTCAACCATTTCAATCAGTTGACCACCAAGTTCCTCAACTGCTTCTTTAAGTTCGGGATTAATAACAATTTTATTTTCTACTTTTTTTTCCTTAATCTTTTTATCTTTCTCAACTTCGTCCATTACTTCTACAAGATCTTGTCTCCAATCAGAGAAAGATTCTTTTCTAGTGGCGATTGCCTTTCCGATTGCCTTACGGCGCTTATGAAGATACTTATCCGACTTATCAGTATCACCATCATTATCAATATCTGAATCTTCTTTACCTACAGGATCAAGTGCTTCATTAGCCATACCAGGAATATGCTTTCCTTTGGTTTTTTTATTGATGTAAGAAATTTGATCTTTTTGGAACTTTCCGTATTCTTTACCCTTATATGCGGGTAACTTTTTAGTTAAGGTATCACCTGCTCTTCTTTCTGCAGAAGCAGCCTTTCTCATCTCAGTATCCTGACCTCTTACCGCCTCATCAACAGCGATTTGTTCCAGGTATACCTTGGAAATATCATTTAAAATGTTGTCTGACATTTTTACAATTTAATTTTTCTTATACTTATTTATAAAATTCAATCCAAAGTTCTTCTGACCAAAAGCAAGATTCTCAGTTCCCTTATCGGATCCTTGTGTCATTGATGCAGCGTACTTTGTATAACCCGAAGTTCCTGCTAATGTATTTGGTTTTCCAGGAAGTCTATACTTACTTCCCATTTCTTTTTCACTGTACTCTCTCAAATCTTTGATCCAAGATTTAAACATATAGTTTTCTCTAGTAACACAAATCAAATGATTGGTTCCTCTACGAATAATTCTACCAACTAATCCGGTATTTAAATTCTCTACAAGATCACCGATTCTATAAATCAAACCACCAACATAGTTTTCGCGGAGATTTTTGAAGTCAAACTTAGGTGCAATCTCCCACAGATTATAAGATTCCTTTGTCGATACTTTCATTGATTTCTTGAGAGCATTGAAAAGATTTTTGGTCTCTTCTGGACCCAATGACTTAGGAATTCCTGACTTAAATGTATCAAAATCGTCATCAGCTGCTGCCTTTCTCATCTTAGATGCAGACATTCCTTCCACACCTTCTGCATCAGCATCTCTTTCGCCCGCTGATACAACATTAATCATATCAAATGTATAAAGATCTCCATTATACTTATTAGCTAAGTTCTTAAATTCTCCAAGACGATCTGCACCAACAACGATTGTTACGTCAGTAAATCCTTCGTCATCGGCAGTCTTTAATACATCAAAGATAGACTTCATATTATCATCATCAATAATGTTCTCTTCATACTTGGGAAACATTTTCTTCATATATTCAATCTTTGTTGAAGGATCTAATGGATTCTTCTTAGGATCTTGCGATCTTGATGGATAAACTCTTAATTCCGATCCTGCGGAAATACTGGATGCAGAATCCAGAAGCTTCTTATGTCCTGTTGTAGGTGGATTGAAACGCCCAAAAACGACCGTTACACCCTTACCTTCTTCATCACCACGAAGAACTTCTGCCTGCTTTCTTTCTGGTTGCTGTTCTTGTGGTTTTGTTGCTGCTTGAGTTGCTGCAACTTGTTGATTTGCCTTGGTTCTTTGTTGAGGGATATCTCTTTCCCCAGTTCTCTGTCCCTGATTATAAAACTTTAGTTCTCCCTTTTCTGTTTTCGCAACGAATTCATTCTGGGCATTGTACCACCCACCATGGCCATCACCCTTAAGACCCAAACGCTTTGCCTGCATCGCCGCTTGGGATTCTTTTGCTTCGTTCAGAAAATTGAAAAACTGTTTCATATTTATCTTAATATACTCTTATTTATTCAAAACTCTACAGTTAGAGCATTTTTGGGTGGTTTTTTTGCTGTTACAATTCTTCTTCCAGAATCTCCTCTACTTGGAGATCTCCCAAGAATTAATGGTAGACCTTTAGAATCTTTCTTAGTTGGTTCAAAAGGTTGGTCTTCTCTTCTTTTCCTAAGTCTTAAATATAAATCATTATCTTTAGCATATTTTTTTGCTTCGTAAAAATTACCATTAACTTTTAACGTACCACCAGAAAATGAGAATGTAACGTCCATGGGCCCAATGTACATATAGTGGATTGGTCCACCCATTTTTTTATTACCAACAACAATGGTTTCTTTTAGTGATTCACCAACTTTTCCATACATATCGGGCAAACCAGACATTCCCGCCTTAAATCCTTTCTTCTTATATTCCTTTAGTGCTGCCTCTAAAAATAATTTTGTCAATCCTGGAACTGCAAGTTCTAATCCAGCTAATCCTCCACCCGCAATACTAGGAGCACTCTCACCTTTATTTGAAACATTAATTTTTTTTGTTGTAGTTGTAATAATCACATCAGTATATGGTTCAGTTCCGGCGGATGATCTTCCCTCAAATTTTTCTGCTGAAATTACATTAGTTATTCTGACTCCATTTGCACCAACGAGAGTAAATGGTTTTGCTCCATTTTTCCCATATCCACTATTAATAGCATCAACCAATCCTCTTTCTTGACGCTCAGCGAGTAACCCTGCCATCCTTTCGAATTTATTATTCTTCTTTAATATTTAGTGGAGATAAGGAGACTCGAACTCCTGACATCCTGCTTGCAAAGCAGGCGCTCTACCAACTGAGCTATATCCCCAAAAACCCCGAAGGGTAATTTATTTATAGATCTCCTTCAACTCGATTTTCTGAGCGGTAAACATCAAACGTTCCCTCAGGATAACGAGCACTCAATTTATCAAAGTTCATTTGAAGAACTTCTTCAAAGTTAGTATCAAGAGCCATACATGCTTGTGCAAGATACCAACAGATATCACCAAGTTCACGCTTCAGGTGAAATACATTTTCTTCATTGTAAGGTTTGCCTTGAAGGAAAATCTTTTTGACAACTTCAGTAAACTCACCTGCTTCAGCAGTCATTCCCAGAGCAGCAGTCATAAGACGAGGAACATCTGCATCAAATTCAACTTCTAGTTGAGACAGACGTGAAATCAAATCTGCATAGTTACTGCTTGCAGGACTCGTTGTTTGGCGAACGAATTCAATATATTTGTTAGTGTCAATGATTTGAGTCATACAATAAAAGGTTCTAATTCTGATTGAGGTAAAATTTGCTGTGCAGCTAATTGCAAATCATCTGCCAGTCTCACATGAGGAACATTTACAGTTTCGGGATTAATGTATTTAACTTGACGGTAGGTTCTGGTTGTATCAAATTGAACTAACATAGCAGCATCTTGAATGCTTGAACAATCAGCAATTTTTCTACCGTGTTTATCAAACACCGAATAATAATTCAAAACTTAAATCCCTCAAAAGATTTCTTTGGTTTCTTTTCTTCGTAATCATACTCCTCTTCTTTACGATTGTCAAGGATATCTTCTTGAGCAGACTGTTCACAATCATAGAGACGCATCTTAGCACGATCAATACCAACCACAAAACGTTTATGAATCGTAGGATCGTTATAACGATTCTTCAATTGTTTTACAAGAATCTGTCCAAGTCCTTCAAGGTCTTCTGTGCTAATAAGAGCAAACATAAGATCGGCAGTAGCAGGAAGGCCAAAGGATTCAGAAGTATCAGTAAGTTCAACATCAGAGCTACCATAACCTGAACGAGTAGTCTGGGTTGCAGAGACGATTGGTACGTTGAATTCAACTGCGAGTCCTCTAAGTTCTTCAGCAATGGCCTTGATGTACGAATAAGAGTTAACAGAAAGATTTCCCCGATACCTAGAGGAAGCACAGATGTTAAGGTAATCAATAAAAATAATATCAGGTCTAAATGACTTCTTAAGTGCAAGTTCATTAAGAAGTGATTTAAAGTGTCCACTATGCGCTGATGCAGTTGGATACTCTTTAATTATAAGAGTACCTTGAGTCTTCTTAGCAAGGTTTGTTACTTTGTTTTCGAAGATTTGCCTCGGTAGTTCTGAGATTTCTTGGATCGGGACGTTGAGGAGATTTGCATCAACTCGTTCTGCAATTCGCTCCTCAGCCATTTCAAGAGTGATATAGAGAACGTTTCTGCCTTGCAGTAAGACGGAAGCAGCCACATGGCACATGAATAAAGATTTTCCGACACCTGTACCAGCAAGAGCGATGTTGAGAGTCTTATTAGGGAGACCACCTTTTGTGATCTTGTTAAAGAACTCAAGGTCGAACTCAATTTTTTCTTCCTTTTTGTGATATGACTCGTAACGTTGCTCATAGTCTTCTAGGTAATCGTGTCCAACATGAGTGTCAAAAGAAACTGCAAGAGCATCTGACAGAATACTAGGAATACTGTCACGATTTTTCTTTTCATCTTTACCATCTGCAATATGAATAGACTCCATCAGAGCCAAATAAATTGCACGATCACGACACCACTTTTCTGTAGTGTCCACAATCCAATTAAACTCAACAGCAACATCTTCAAGATTGTCAATCAAGTGAACAATCTCTTTGAATGATGTGTCAGTGATATCTTTACGATTCTCTACTTCAATACAAAGGATTTCCTTTGTTGCAAGTTTATTATATTCTTGCACAAAGGAAACAATCTCCTCAAAAACAATCTTTTGATTTATATCTTCAAAGTAATCTGGTTTGATAAACGGTAAAACTTTCCTTAAATATTCTTCATTGTGTAAAAGGTTTCTAAGAATTAGAAACTCAACTTTCTCCATAACTAAATTCCTTTCTTGCGATTTCGTCCAACTTTTGCATTACTTCTTCAGTAAAATATTCCTCGGGATTTGCAAGAATCTGTTTTGCATAGATCTTCTTACCATCCATCTCATAGCGTCCTGCTACATTTTTCCAGAGTCCACCAATCTCACCAAGTTCCAGAAGACCATAGTAACGATCAAGGCCGCGCTCATCATAATACAGACGAACTTCAACATCTTTGTTTTCCTTACTCAGACGCGACTTAGCAGTCTTAGCTTTGATAATATTGCCGACCACTTCTGTTCCATCTTTCTCTTTCTTTTTGCTGAGATAGATGATCGTAGACGCTGCGTACTTGAGTCCAGAACCTCCGCCCATTTCTTTCGTTGGTACGTAAGCTCCGATGACATCGTATGTATGATTTGTGACAATGAGCGGGACATTTGCTTGACCTAATTTGAGTGTGAGCATTCGGAATGCACCTT